TAAATATTGTTAATTGTGTTAAACGCATAATCAAAATCAATCGTGTATAATGTTAATTTGTCATTAACTCTTGTTTTAAAACTTATTTGTTTACTTGCAACGTTTACTGGAACAAATGATGCATTTTCATAAAAGAAAACAATATCAGATAATAACATTTCTTTATACAATTTATTTTCAGCTTCATTAATGTAACCACTATTTAATGATACTGATTCTTTGCCAACAATATTAATTTTTTGCATCTGATGATTTGTAATATCATAAGAACCATTTGAAATGTAATTGTTTTTAAACTCCTCGTTTGTAACGCTTAATTTGTCCGTTCTTTTCTTAAACATTGTTACGGTATCAAACACACCGTACTTGTTTTTAAATACCACTTGTAATGGTTGGTATCTGCATTCATCAACGATTTGATAAACCCAACTTCTTGTTGCTGGTGTTGTTGTAATTGTGATATAATCATCAGTAGCTGCACTTGAAACATTTACACAAACATACTGAACCAAATCTGTACTTTGATTGCTGCTTGTTATGGTTTGTCTGTCATTAATTTCGCCACCATTTGAATCAATATCAATTCTTGTTATTGTTGATTCATTTACAAATGGAAATAATATAAATCCAGTTCTATCAACTTTGCGTGTCAATGAACTTGTTAAAACATAATCAGATGGTACACTTGGATTTACACCCTCTTGCATATAACCAAACCCATCCAACGCTGCAAATTCGCCTTGTATATCTGGTATAGTTACATTTGGATCATCATAACTTGCTGTGTATTTTAAAAACTTTACGCTGTCTGCTGTACTATCAACTATTTGTGATGAAAATGTCAAATCCAAAACTGGCTTAACATCAAATTGTTCACGCACTATTTTTGATAAATCAACATTAAATTCTGCATAATCTGTTGTTGGTCTAATTTTAGTTAAACTGTAAGTTGCTGTTGTTGGTGGTGTTCCTAAATCACCATCCCAAATAAAAGTATTTATTGTTGCACTTAAAGTTGTGTCAAAATTAAAAGGAATGTTTACATAATGTGGTGATCGTGTTAAAGCATAATCAAGTGTTCCTGGTGTTGGTGGTACTACATAATTATCAAAAACCACCGTTGCAGTTCCAAAATTTGCAGTACCTAAAGTTAAACCAATAAAATCTTCACCAAGCGTTTCTGATTCAATCAGTAATTCATTTACATTTTGCACCGTTGTAACATAACCAGTTGGATTGTCTAAATCAAATGCAGTTTTAAAATTATTTACTGTTGTTGGAACTAATGGTGAACTTACTTCAAATGCTGCTGAACGTGCCAAAACCCAAGTCCATTCTTGTGAATTTATTGTGCCATTGTCATCATATTCTATTTTTAAATCATCACCAGATGCCCAATCATTAGTAAATGTAATTGTCATCGAACTGTATGTACTCATAATCTATTTTTTTAATGTAAATTCAATAAAATCTTCAATATCTAATGCATAGGCTTCAACCAATTCTGGTGGCAAACTTTCAAAGGCTTTTTCAAAATTGCTTGTAAAAAATAACGTTGGTTCAATACCATAATTAAATATTTTATTTTGAATTGCAAATGCAATCTTTTTTCTATCACGCCCAAGAAACTTTCCAGTCTTACGTTTAACCCACGTTTGTAAAACATTTACTGGTGGTTTTTTATTAGTATATTTAAAAGGTGTTTGATATTTCTTTTTTACACCACTAACACCTTTATCAACATATTCCCAATAGTCCTCTGCACTTATAGTTGTTTCAATACTATTTGGATTTACCTTTACATTTCCTTTTATGCTTTTTATTAAATCACCACTTGCCCTTTTACCTTTTGCTTGTAACTCTGCTTTACTATTTTTTACAACCTCATTGACAAAATCTTGCAATGCTCGTTGCGTTTGTAATTTGTTTAACATACCGTTGTTAATTCATCTGGTACATCAATTGTCCAGTTTTGTGTCCAACCATCCAACACGTTGCTGAATGCATAAATGTTTGGAATTGCTGAATCACTTGTAACCAATGTAATATCCTCACCCAATCTATCTTTTACCATTTTATCACGTGCCTTTTTTAATATTGCATAAGTTGTATTCAGGTTGTCGTGCCTATTATCGTTTTTCCAAAACTTATCGTTTACTTCTTCTTTGTTATTATCACGCACATCAAGAACATTAATTTCAACAATAAATCGTGAATATGCCAAGTTTAGTTTGTCCAGGAATGGTGCAGATGTTACAGCTATATGAACTAATGGATAAATGTTTTTTTTGTAGTTGTCAATTACTGCTGGATTGTCCTCTGTTGTAACTGTATTTACCAAAACATCCTCTTCAAATATTGTTTTGATGTATTTTATTAATTCGTAATATGTGTTCATCTGTTAAAATATGTTTGTGCTGTAATAAATGCTTTGCTCAACAACCTGGTTTGCTTAAAATTACTTGGTACTTGTATTTTTATATTTACACCTTTACGATGGTAAATGTAACTTTGAACAATTGCGATTTTTTGCAATGCTGTTATCACTTCTTTTTAATTAAATTACTTTCCATTCTGTTTTTATCTGCTTCAAAACTTAAATACATCAACGCTGTGTTTAATGGTAATTTAGTTGCTGCTTCAAAATTAAAAATGTTTCCTTTAGCGATTCCATAAATTGAACTGTACCAACTCCATTTTTTTCCAAAACTTGCAACTTCTTGGTTTGCATTACTTCCTTCTCGATACAGTTCTGGATATAACTTATGCAATCGTTCAGTATGTTGCAAAAAAAAACATCTGCACCCTTTACAATATCCATCGTTACATCTAACGGTTCTTCATTTCCAGTATATTCAGCAATCAAATATTTACCTCTGCTTTGCACCGTGATTGGTCTGTATAAAATTGCCATTACTTTATCACGCTTTTCATAGTCATTATACAATGCATCCAAATCTGCTTGTTCCCCAACTGTCATTGAATCAATGCTTGGGATCAAACCATAAAACTTTCCATCCAATTTGAATTTTGTAATTACTTTTGATTCTTGTTGTAAAACTTGTGAAATATCGTTTACAATTTTATTATACATTTTGCGTTCTACTTTATCAACCAGGTTTTCTGGAATGTTGCAAAATATACTTACAATTTGTCTGCCAATAAAATCTTCATCTTCACTATCTTTTACAGCTTTTACAAACCTTTGGTATTGTGATAATTTAATATCTTTTAAAGATGTTGGAATCGTAACTTTTACTTTCATACTATAATAACGTTAAATGTTGTTTTTTGTTTATCTAATATCGTATTGATTTGTTTTTTTATTGTCCAGCTGCATCATAGCAAAATATCTTATTGCATCGATTCCGTGATTAAAAGCATCAACTGGTTTGTTTAATTTTTCACCAGTCTTTGATGTATCCCAAGTGTAATTGCGTAACTCTTTTATTAAATTTGTGCTTCTTTTTGTTACCAAAAAATGATGTTGTTGTAGTATGTTGATGCCATATAAAACTGAATCACGCCCTTTATCAGCACCTTTAATGTTAAATCCATATCTTCTTATTTCTGCAATTGATTTTGGTTCAGCACTATCAGCATAAATTGCAGTCATACCAACATTGTTTGAGCGTAATAAATCTTTTATATCACTATTAAGTAAACCAGTTCTATAAATAACCTCATCAAATATTAAAGTATTATTTAATTTATAACATTGGATGTATGCAGTTGGATCATTAGTATATCCAAAATCCATACCTCCACCAAGTAATTTTGCATCACCAGGAACTTGCATTGTTTCATCCCAATTTTGAAATACAACGCCCTCTAAACTTCCAACCTTTCCGAGTCCGTAAACATTCCACCAGTTTTGCCAATATTTTGATGTTTTTGCTTTTTCCTTTGCCTTCTCAATTTCTTTTACAATAGCATCATCAAGTGCTTCATTATCTTTGTAAGTTAATATTACAAAATCAGCATCCTGGTCTTGCATAAGTTCCGTGTGCGCCCAAAACTCTGATGTTGGGTTATAATCTATGTAAATAAATTTTTTGGTTCTTACAGCTAACTGATTGTACGCCTCAAACGATACATTGTTTGCTTCATTTATAAATAATATATCACGCCTTGCACCACGCAATTTATCTGGTTGGTCTACACTAAAAAATTCAATGTAACTGTTGTTTGCAAAAGTGTATTTTAAATTTGATTTATTTAAACGTTCATCTTTGTAATTATCTGTCCATTGCATTATTTTTTTAAAATCTTTTAACGCACCACGTTTTAAATGTGGAATGCTTTCCGATACAATGCTAATTTCTGATCCAGGATTTAAAGATGCATAATGAATCAGCAAAGGAATAATGGAAAATGTTTTTGATGATGATGTGCCACCTTGAACAATCCT